GTCCTGTTTATGCGGAATATGGACTACATTGGGATCAGTCAGTCCATTGGGCGTGTGATCCGTCTGGGAGGCGCTCAGAAGACGTTTGGACTGGTCTGTGTGCCTGTCTATGATAAGGTGGGCATCAGCACCGCCAAGAGCGTCCAGGCGGTCGTAGATACCGTTTTCCGTCAGGGGCAACCTGCTATCAGCATTGTCCGCCGCTGACTTTTCTGCTATAATACTCACACACAAGGAGAAATCCAATGCGCTGCAAAGTCCAACTCTATGTTGCTGGCAAGGTCTTTGATGAGATCGTTGAGGCAAAAGACTATAACGATGCCAAGCGAACTGCACTTGCCCGTAATCCGAGTGCAAAAGTAATCGGTGTCACTGCGGTATTCGGATGAGCGAAAAGTTTCTTAAACCATTCATTCCTCGTCCTGGTGTTCTTGATCCAAAACCAGGAGATCCAGAAGGTTATGTGACCAAGGATGGAATGTGGGCGGCAGTGCCATTTGGTAAAAAGTTTGTTATTATTCATAACGGACAGCAAGTTCATCTTGCCAATAATTATAAAGCGGCAAGAGCATATATCTCAAAAGAGATCAAATCTACCAAAAAGGCAACCGCAACCGTCGAACAGTTTTTTGATTAAATAGAACAACCGCAACAGATTTATGGATGAAGCACCTGATGTCAAATGGAACCGAGGACTGGATTTGTTTATTGAAAGTGTGCATAAACCAGACCACGAACTGCGACAATGTGCTCATAATCAAAAGTGTTACAACGAACTCATGGCAGTTCGGGAACATGTGCTAGAATATCTAAAACTTCTAAGGCGATGACTTATTATACTTGGTTTATCGTATTTGCAGTGGTAGCATACTTCATTGTGACGGATGAAAGTGTTGCCGCTGCTTTTTACTATATGACAAGATTAGTAAAGTCTTATGCTCAACGGCAGTGGTGGTGGATAAAAAATAATCCTAGAACACCCTGGGCAAAGTATTCAATGTGGAGACGCTCAAATCAACTTGCAAAAGAGTTGATGGATGAGTTACAATCTAAAAATAAATAAACTATATCTGGAAAGACTTATGTTATCCACACAATATAGATTGAGACTGGAAGCAATCTGCGAGAAGATTGTTCTTCACGAAGAAGTGAGTTTGGAAGATATGATCTGGGCAGAAAAACTTGCCAAGGCAAACCGAACTGCTGGGACGATGCTCCGTCAGGCAAGAAGAAGAGCAGAAAACCCAGATATGGTTGAGGGTGATCTGGACGACTTTATGAACCAGTTGGATATTGGTGGTTTAGGTCACGAACGATTTGGTCGTCGTGGTTTTGATAGTGTAGATGATTTACACGATTGGTTCAAGCGTGATGAAGACGAAACCGATTGGAGAACAAGGGATTGACAACTTGAGATAGATACTTTATAATACCCACATATAACTCTTTGATTATGGACTACAAACCTTACAGTGTGGAGTGGACACGGCGGAGGTATCTTTCCGAAGCAATCCAACAATACTTTGATACTGACGCTCCAGTGGATGTGATCCTGGATGATATTGTGGATGTGCTTGGACAGAATGCTGCGGAGCATAAGACCCGTGCTGAAAAGTTTCAACAAGTCCTTGATGGTCTGAAGTTTGTTTCCCGTAAATGACCCTAACTGAAAAGGCACAAATCTATAAGAACGTATGGACTTGTGCCTATCGTAGAAGATACGCTGCTAAATGTAAAGGTGACTGGAACTTGTATGACCGTGAGCATCAGACTGTGCTGATGTGTCTTAAAATAGCAAAATGGACTGTGTTTGATACGGAGAAGGAGCGTTACTTAAAATGAAACTGTTTAGATATACTCACAAGTATGACTTTGGGCACGACTGGTCTTTTCAGTTGCTGAATGTGAGGGATTGGTCACTACTCCAAGTATCAGTCGGTTGGAATGATTTTCCTACTTGGCCCTATGTTCAAATTAAGTCTGGGTATGGTAGCACACTCTCTACCTGTTTCTGGGTTTATAAGTTTGGACTGGATGTAGATATTCTCTCTCGCACTTGGAAATGGTATTATGAGCAAGAAACTGAACTGGATTGAGTATTATTTCGGGCACTGTTTCCAAACTGGTTGGAGAGAGATCTGGAATAACTTCAAGATGTGGAGAGATCTCATTAGTGGAAATTATGAGAACTATGCTCTACTGAAAGATGATGACCCTTATGAAGAATGTTATCAGTGGTTCTGGACTTCTATCAACCTTGATGAAACTTTACCAAAGGAGTTTCTTGAACATCTGATGGAAATGTGTGATCGTATTGATCGCGGTGAAGAGAAACTCATTCCATTGACAGAAGATTTTATGAAAGAACTTGAAGAATTGTTAGAAGACGAGGACACTTGACGAACTGGCACACCTACCCCTAAAATGGGTGAAACTACCCCTATAATGAGTATATCTGAAACAGACCAATGACTTACAAGGCAACCCTGAAAGTTCAATTTGATACTGAATGGACTTCGACCCATTACAGCAGTGGTTTTGATGATATGATGCTCCCTGAAGAGCATTATACTTTTCAGGTTCCTGCTGAAGACCTTAACACTTATCAACTGTTCCGTTTCTTCGCAACCGTTGCCCGTGCTATGGGTCACGATGAAATCAACATTATGAAAGGTGCTTGTGGTCTCGCATTTGGTGAAGAGAGAAGTCTAGAAAATATGCGTAAGGTTGCTGATGAGTTCGAACTGACTTTGGGTGAAGACCTGAAGACGAAGTTTGATGATATGCTTGAGGCAGAAAAGGAGTGGGAGCGTATCAAGAAAGGTCCTATGGGAACTGTCCTGACTGATGAGGAAGATAAGGGATTTGAAGTAGACACCACACTTGATGATTGCTGGCCCGATGGTAGTCCTGAAACAGGAGTAAAAAACTAAAATGCGAAGAGTGACCGTAAAACCGAAGAGCAGTAAAGCAAAGAACCGTCTTGCTAATATGATGGACAACAACGCCATCTGTATTGTAGAGCAAGACAAAGGTGATGGTATGCTGTTTCTCGCATCAGAGAACCAGAAATACTTCTTTTGGGTTAATGTAAGCAACGATTGTCATTGGGAAACTGAATGGGAAGTGCTATGAACTACCTTTGTTTTGTTGATGGTCTGCTAGAATATGCTAGTTCAGACCCTTCTTCTTTCGCTCACTACCAATTAGTGTATGCTGAAGAGCACAAGAATGCTAATGTTCAGTATCTTACTCTGACTGATGAAGAGTATGATGAAATGTTCCCTTATGAAGAGGATGAAGAATGAGCTTGATTGATACTCTAGAATATTTCATTGACGACACCCGAGCACGTTGTTCTGATATTGAATGGGAAATCCGTGAGGAGATGAACTATGCTGATGAAGAAGAGCATACATCACGCTACGAATACTTCTGTGAAGAGTATGATGAAGCAAAGCAACGGTTAGATGATCTTCTGAAAATTCAGTCTGAACTTGACCGTCTCCAACGCTACGATAATGAACTCTCATCTGTGATGCCTGAGGACTACAAAGATTGGTGGCAGAACTCTAAAGAAGAATGGCCTGAGGTTGCTAAAGGTTCTATTCAGAGCCTGCGTGAACGTGAAGAACTTGCTTGGAAACAACTGGAGGAACAACGATGAGCGTCGGACACTTTAACGATTGCGGATACATTTACCATCAGGTCTCCCAGTTTGCCTATGAACTGGAAGAAGAAATTCAGAACAATAATAAACCAGATGAGTATGATGGGTATGTTAAAAACTATGCCCCAGAAGTGCTTGAGTATCTGAAAGAGCAACTGCCTAAACTGCGTAAGATGGCAGACATTATGAGGCACATTGACTTCTTGTATTCTGGCGATCACGGAGAGGACAGTTTTATGGAACGAGTAATGGAAGTGGAGAGGAAGTATGGGAACTGACAAAACTAAACTACTCAAAATGATTGAAAGTGCCCTTGAAACAGCACCACCTAATGAGGAAGCAGAAGCACAAGCAGTAATTGATGCTACAGCAGATTGGTTTGAGATTGTGTTAGAAGATATAGGCATTCAACCATCTTCTATTCCCACACTTTTGAGGTGGCAAGCACATCAACACGAATATATTGAGTGATATGAACGATGATATGCCCTGGGTGGATCTCACACCAGAAGAAGTTCAAGAACTCCGCAGTAAGAAACAAGAACTCACAGAATACGGCAAACAGAAAATCCGAGAACTTATGACTCACGAAGAAATGCTTGAAGAAGCAGCACGACGAGAAGCAATCGTAGCAAAAGTATCCGATGAAGATTTTGAAAAAGTTATGGATGCAGCTGCACGACAAGAACTTGCAAAGAAATCATTTGAAGATCTCACCAGAGAAGAAAGGATTAAACTTGCTCTGGAAGAAGTAGATTGGATTGTGATTGGTGGGCAAGATGGTCAAGAGTTTTATGGTTCCATTCAGTTTATCCGTAAAGTGTTGAAAAGTCTGGTATAATATCAGGATTCCGAATAAACGCCATTTATCAGGAAAACAACTAAAATGAACTTCACAAAACGCCAACTGGTTCTCTTGACAACGGCACTTACTCTGTTCTATGATGAAATCGCAAAGACCGCAAAACCAGAGTTCAAAGCAGAAGTAATGGAAATCGCAGAGATGGTGCAAAATGCTTATGAGGAGGTAGAATGACTGATCTAATCAACAAACTACTTGCATTTTTTAATCTCAAACTTGTATCTACTAAACCTGATACAAGGTTGGTAAAAGAAACTTTAAAGTTTTTGAGTCAACATCAAGATTATTGGAATGATGATGTTTTTTTCCCCCCTTATGTTGGGGATATTAACTATGTCCAAGAAAAAGTAAAGGGTGAGTTTCCGCAAGTTTCGGGCAAAACTTATACTCGTCAAATAGGGACAGAAGATAAGTATTACGATTATCAGGGAGATACTTATACCACAGAACAACTTCTGGAAAAACTGAAATGACTGACCGAGATACCTATTATGGTATGAGTAAGTGGGAATGGTTCATTGAGGGCTTTCTCAATATCCGTTACATTATGAGTTGTTATGGAGATAATGACTTCTGGGAGGCACTATCGTGGGGTTGGTGTTGTGAATACATATTCCC